GCGGCCGCGCGGGTCGAGGATGCCGTCTGCGGTGGCGAGCATGCGCAGCGCCCGGCGCAGCACGTCGCCGCGGTTCTCGTGGCGGCGCGCGTACGCGGCGAGGATCCGCCAGGAACTCTCATCGGCCGCCCAGCGGATCGGCGCCCGGCGTCGCTCGGGGCGTGCAGGCTCGGTCATGTCTTTCACGGTGGCACGGATCCGGTCGGGCGTTCCCCCGGCCCGGGGCATGACGAAGGGCCCCCTCCCGCAGAGGGAGGGGGCGATCCTGCGAAGTTGCGGGCCGTCAGGTGTGGCGGGGGCCCGGCTGGAGGAGCGACAGCAGGCCGGCCGACTGGGTGTCGGTCGGGGACGGCTGATCCTCCGGTGAGGGTGTCGGCGAGGGGGTGGGGCTGGAGGTGGGTGTGCACGTGTAGCGGGGGTGGTCCGGGTCGAAGTCGCCGACGGGCTCGCACCGGTACTCCACACCGTTCTCGTCGGTGTACGTCCACGACGAGGGCGGGGCACCGCTCTTGCCGTCGCTGCCGTCCTTGCCTGGCGCCCCGTCGGATCCGGACTGCCCGGCCGGGCCGGTGGGTCCGGGGACTGTGGAGTCGGCTCCCGGTTGTCCGGCCGCGCCGGAGGGGCCGGGTGAACCGGGCGCGCCGGCCGGTCCCGGGCTTCCGGCGCTTCCGTTCTTGCCGGGGCTCCCGGAGACACCTGCGGGTCCTGGCGGCCCGGAGGGGCCGATCAGGCCCGCCGCGCCGGCCGCTCCGGGCGGGCCCGCCACCGGTGTGCCGCCCAGCGACTTCACCTGCGCAGCCAGGCGTTCGATGTCGCGGTCTTTCTGCTGGGACTGCTGGGAGAGGAAGAGGAACGCCGTGACGACCAGGGCCAGCACGGCCGCCATCACGGCGATCGCTACTGCGGCAATCAGGTTGCCCCGGCGATGCCGCTTGCGTGTTTCCACCCGGCTGCCAGGCCTCGGGGGATTCAACTCTTCCCTCCAACCACGAAGATGATGACGGGGATGATCAGGCTGAGCAGTGAGACGACCGTGCCGACCATCCACCGGCGGGTCTGGGTGACCCGGTCGGCGTCCTTCTCGCGCTGTTCTCGTACCGCCTTCATGTCGTCGTCGTGTTTCTTGGCGAGCTGCTCGACGATCCTCGCCAGGTCGGCCACCTCCTTGACCAGGGCCGCCTTCTCCACGGTGTAGACGTCCAGGCTGACGAGCCGGTCCAGGCGCTGGTTGATCTGCGCCATGTCGTCGCGGACGTCCAACCGCAGGCCCTGGATGATCCGCCCCAATTCACCCAAGGACAGATCGTCACTCACGGCTTACTCCGGTGGGGGTCGGAAACGGGAGTGAGGGGTCAGGCGGCGTGCTGGGCGGGGGCGTCGGGCTTCGACGGTGTGACCTGCATGCGGGTCAGCAGCGTGAGCGCCGTGAGGACGACGCCGTTGATGGCGCCGATGACGGGCTGGCTGACGTCGTAGCCGAAGGTGCCGACGAGGACGGCGCCCGCGGCGACGATCGCGGTGAACGCCTGCGGGGCGACCGGCCGGGTCTTCCAGGCTGCGATGCCGCCGAGGACTGCGGTGATGAAGGCGACGACGCCGCCTGCCATGGCGTCGGTCAGCGGGGTGATGCCCAGGGTGACGACGAGGCCGAGCACCGCGGACAGGGTGTTGAGCACGGCGACCGGCTCAAGTCTGATGGGCTTCATGACTTCTCGTTTCTGCTCAGACGGGCTGAGCGAGTTGGCGGCAGCCGATGACGGTGCCGACGGAGTTGCGGATCTCGCGGTAGGGGACGAGGAGATCGGAGCGGTGCGGGGTCAGTGCGAGGGCGACCGGGAGGGAGACGATGCAGGAGATCCCGTCGACCGGGTGCGGGAGCTTCTCGGCGTGCCCGTACTGGACGAGTTCGACGGGGATGCCGTCACGGAACTCGCTCGAGAGGGGCACCATGCCGAGGCGGGCCGGATGCGGCTCGGGGGCGATGACGCGCAGCAGACCAAGGTCGAGGTCGTCGATTCCGTCCGGGCGGTCGCCCACGTACAGGCGGATCGGGTGCGGCGTCAGGTTGAGGATCACGTATTCGGCACCCTCAGCTTGTCCCACGTGGTCTTCCCCGGCGGCCAGTCGCCCGGGAACCCGCACTTCCTCTGCCAGGCCTCGTAACTCGCCTTGTCGCCGGATCCGATGACGTCCTTGTTGGCCGAGGACCGGTAGCGGTTACAGCCGACGGCGACCAGCCGGTCGTGCATCGCGGCAACGATGGGGGACTTGCGGCCCATCACGAACCAGGCCGCACCCGGGAACGGCTCGTACTTCACCGCCGGCTTGGGGGCCGGCTGCGACGGGGTGACCGGGGTGGCGCCGATGAAAGCGGGCCAGTAGCCGGGATCCGTGTGGTTGTTCTCGGGGACATCGCCGTGCGCGTACCAGCCCGGCTTGGTCGCCCACACCGACGCGGAGCGGCGGGACTTGTAGCCGTCCGGCTTCCCCATCGGCCACGCGTTCGGCACCCCCCACGAGTGCACCCAGGCCTGCAGCTCCGCCCACCCCTTGCAGGGGGTGTCGGACAGCTTGGCGTACACGGTCTTCCCGACCCGGCAGTACGGAAAGAACAGGGCTTCGATCTGCAGGACGACGGAGCCGGCCCGGTTGGTGCGGGTGCCTCCGGCCGTGTCGGCGAGGCTCTTGGACCGGGAGTTCGCGGGCACGAACTGTGTGAAGTGCCCTGAGAAGGGGTCCCACAGGATGTGCGGGGCGACGCCCGCGCCGCCGCCCGCGAAATAGGAGCGCAGGTCGGTGTACGGGACGAGGTCGACGGGCTTGGCCGCGGTCGCGTTCTTGTCCCATGTGATGTGGGCGATGGCCTTGGCGGGGCCGCCGTCGGTCGGCGCGTGGTCGCCGACGTCTAGGCGGGTCGCGCCGGGCATCCATAGATCGGCCATGTTCAGGCTCCCGTCGTGGCATGGCAGGGTGCCCCCCGGGGGACGCCCCGGACATCCGGGGGGTTGGGGGGGTGGAAGGGTGTGGAAGGCGGATCGTTTCGGCAGGCCGAAATCAGGTGAAGGACGGCGGGCTCGTGCTCGTGTCGGTGGTGTAGTTCGTCGACTCGTACGCGTTCTTCGACACCACGAACGGCTTGCGTACCCCGGCAGGCCACGGAACGCCGTTCAGTGCCTCCAGCAGCGCGAACGCGAATGTGTCGTCTATGCCGATGCCGGCCGGGAGCATGAACCCGCCGTCCGCGTACGTGTTGTTGCTGTCGATGGTGAACGTGAAGTCGTACTGGGTGTTCGTGCTGGTGCTGCTCACAGGTCTCCTCGTGGGGTGGGTCAGCTGGAGATGCGCCACAGGCACATCGTGGACGTGTTGGCCGTGCCGCTGCTGGTGAGCAGCGGGCCGCCGGAGTCCTGCCACGCTGCGATCTCCACGTAGTCGCCGACAGCCAGCTGCACCAGGGTGGCCGTGAAGACGGTGGCGCCCCGGTTGGGTGCCGGAGCGGCTTGTACGCCTGCCCCGTTGATGGCGGCACCGTTGAGGAGGACCTGCAGGGTGCGGGAGTTGGTGGCGTTGGTGGCGAAGGTGACGCTCCCGGTCACGAAGTACAGGCCTGCGGTCTGTGCGGTGTACCGGGAGGTGTTGGTGGTGGTGGAGTGTCCGCCGTCGGAGTCGACGATCTCGGTGTCGAGCGTGAGGGAGACGGGGGTGGTGCCGGTGGCGATGGACTGTGTGGTGGAGCTGTAGCCCTTGAAGCGGACGGGTGCGAAGAGGTAGTTGAAGCCGCCCAGGATGTTGGCGTTCCACAGGGCGCTCGTCCAGAAGTTGCCGGGGGCCTCGGTCGGGATGGTGGGGATGGTCGCCACGTCGGCCTCCTAGTACGCAAAGGCGACGCTGTCGAACTTGCTCGACGCGTCATAGGTGGTGGGGTCGGTGATCCCGGACGGCAGCGGTTCGCAGACGGTGTCGCCCGCCGTGTGGGCTTTCGTGGTGGCCGCGGTGAGGGTGATGACGGCGGTGGTCCACCCGGGCGAGGTGGCGCCCACTGATGAGACCGTGACCGTTTCCTGGTTGGCGGTGTTCTGGCCGAGGACCAGCGACTGGCCGGGCCCGATCTGTGCGGCGAGCACGTTGGTGTTGTCGGCGCCGGCGTCAACGGTGATCGAGGTGACGCCGGAGCCGATGGTGGTGTGGAGCGTGGTGTGCCAGGCCGCGAAGACGCCGTACAGCGTGAGGTCTGCCGGGCTGCACTGGAGCGTGCACCAGGCCTCGCCGTCGGCCCCGAAGTCCCACTGGATGTTCTCTACGAAGCAGTCGACCTGGATCGCGGCCAGTCCCGGTGGCCGGCGCATCACGCGCACTCGCGTGCCGAGCTCCAGACTCAGGCACACCGGCCACAGTGCCGGGTTCGCGGACGGGTGGAGTTTGATCGACGAGACCCGCTGGGCGGGCATCTTGTACCGGGACAGCAGGTAGCCTGCCGCGTCCTGGGCCTCGTTCGCGCTGGTCACGTTGATGGTGCGGGTCAGGGTGCGCGGGAAGTAGTTGGCGATCGACGTGGCGTCGGTGGCGTAGAAGTTCTGGCCGGTCGGCTCTTGCGTGACCGTGACCTGGTTGGACAGGTGGGTGCTGTCGAAATCCAGTTGGCAGTCCTCGTACGGCCACTCTCCGGCCGCCGTGTTCTCCCCGAAGGTGTAGGTGGGGGTGGTGGCGTTGTAGCGGGCGGACCTGGATCTGAAGGTGACCGCGCCTGCGCGGTCGACGTAGTGCGCGCCGTTCTCCGCGTCGACCACGGCTTGGAGCGCCGTCATGGCGTCCTGCCCATCGATCGCAGCAGGCCCCATCGAGGTGGTCAGCCCGGTCTGGATCGAGGTGGGTCCGGAGTAGTTGGCGTACCGCAGGATGCGCGCGTAGCGGGCGTTGGTGGACTCCCCTGAGCAGGACTGCTTCCACGCCGAGTACAGGTTGGCGATGGCAGTGGAGCCGAGGAAGGAGGGGAACTCTGCGGCGAAGGAGACGTCACCCTTGAAGGTCTGGGTGGTGCCGTTACCGACCGTGGGGTCGACGTACGCGCCGATGTTGTCGCTGATCAGACCTGATGGAGCAGTCGTTGCGCTCGGAGCCGTGAGGGTGGTGACGCCGTCGACCGAGATGAACGCCAGCGTGTTCGCGGTGTCCATCCCGAAGATGACCAGGTGCCAGTCGCCGTCGACCACATTCGTTGAGCTGATGCGGGCCCCGCTGGCACCGGTTGGCCCGGCGGAGGACCACTGCAGGATGCCGGAGGTATTGATCGTCAGAAGGATGTTGGATCCGGACGGGTTTCCGTTAGCGCGCTGGCTGTCGAAGCAGGACCAGATCGTGGCCCCGGAGGTGGGCGTGGGCCCGGTGTACCGGAACGCGATCATGCGGGTGAACGGATTGGTGGCCGGCCCCAGGATGCCCGCCGAGCCCAGCTTGAGGAACGTGGCGGCCGAGATGGTGCCCACGCCCGGGTTGGCGTTGTTGAAGGTGGCTACGGTCCCGGTACTGCCGGTGTAGGTGCCGGTGGGATCGGTGGCGGTGATCTCGTTTCCGAACACCAGGCTGCCCGCACCGTACTTGGAGACGCCGAGCTGCGCGGCGGGCATGTTGCCGGTCCAGTCCGCCACCGACGTACTGCCCGCAGGGTCATCGAGGCGGTACACGAACCGGGGCGCGTTGGAGTTGATCTCCTGGGTGAGGGGGTCCTGCAGCTGCTGCTGCGAGAGCAGGCTGAAGGTGTCGACCGCGGTCGGCTGCACGATCCCGTACGTGCCGGCCATGTCCCACTGGGACGGCCAGCGCTCCGTCCACCCCGCGTACACCGGGAACCAGGCCCCGGGCGCCTGCCATGTGGTGGCCGTGGTGCCCTTCTCCAGTTGCCAGCCGTCGACCTGCACGCTGCAGGTGGCCGCGGCGGTGGCGGCGACCGCGACACCGACGGTCATGGCGGCCGCGTTGGAGGGGGCTGTCGCCGTGACCGTGACGGTGGTCCATCCCGCCGTGGCCGACCCCGTCAGGACGCTGCTGGAACCGTAGGTGGACGCCGGAGCGCTCCCGCCGGCCGTGTACCAGCCCGCGAATGCCTGCACGGACAGGCTGGTCGAGGCGGTGACATTGCGGACGCGGAGGCTGACGGTGTACGTGCGCCCGGGCGCTACGGCGACGCGCAGGGTGTAGCAGATCCGCATGGCCGCTGCGGTCCCGGAGGGCACAGCGAACTGCATGACCGTGGCGCCCTGCCAGGCCGTGGCGGATGCCACGAAGCTGCCGTTGCTGCTGTCCGTGTTGGAGAAGATGTCGGTGCCTGAGATGCTGATCGGCCCGAGCGCGAAGCCGCCGAGGTCGCCGCCGGTGGCCATGACCTGGTCCAGCAGGTTGCGGGTGGCCGGCCACTGCGCGCGTTTACGGACCGGCTGGTAAGGCTGAATGTGCCCGTACCAGGGTCCCGCAGTGTTGACCGGGTCGAGTGCGCCGTCCACATTCGCGAGTGTCAGCCCGGCCTCACCGGAGCGGACCTGGTCAAGTTCGTACTGACGTCCCCGGGACACCGTCGACGAATTCCGGGTCCTCTCGCTGACCTCGACGTAGCGGTCCAGGGGGAAGGAGCCGCCGTTGACATTCCAGTACGGCGCCCAGCTGTCCTCGACCGTCGGCCAGTTCGGGTTGGCCTGGCCGCCGAGCTGGGTGTTGACGTGCTGGATCGCGGCGACCATCCCGGAGGGTTCCGTGTCGGTGACACCCGTCTGGAAGTAGACCTGCACCGCGGTCGCCGACCACGTGTAGGCGAGTGTCGCCAGGGTCGTCCACGTCAGGCCGTCCGGTGACGCGGCGAGCGTGAAACTACCTCCGGACTCGGTGAACTTCCACCAGCGGTGGGCGTGCGGGTTGTAGGCGGGCAGGGTGGTCGTCGCGTACGAGCCGGCGGTGACGACCTGCGCGGTGAACGTGCCGCCCGCCACGGACAGCTGGATGGCGTTGTTCGGGTCCTTGGACAGTTTGAGGAGGGTCTGGGTGCCGCCGTTGCCGTTCGGGGCGACCGTGATCTCCGCGTACAGGCTCGATCCGGTGGCGTCGTAGTAGGCGCTGGTGCCGAAGCTGTTGTACGTGCCTGCGGTGGTGCCCACGTTCAGGGTGACCAGGTCATGGACGGTGTTGAGGGTGTACTGGCCGACCGTGGAGGAGCCCCACACGCTGGTGTTGACCGTCGCCGCGGTGAACGCGTCGACCAGCGTCTCGAGTTTTGCCATCGGGCACCGCCCATCTGGCGCCCGAGGGCGCCTTCGCTCGTCGTTGGGTCAGCGCTTGTAGGCCTGGTAGGTGACCGGGTTGCGCATGCCGCGGCGCAGGAATGCCTCTTCGACGTCCTTGGCGAGCCGGTCGACGGTCGCCACACTGCCCTGGACCTCGAAGTTGAAGTGGTAGTGGTTCACCGGGCCGCCGGCCCCGCCGCCTGGGCCTGTCGGGACTCCGGCCCATGTTGGTGTTCCGGTAAGGACGGCGCCCTGGGCCACGGACATGGCCATCCCGCGGGCGGCGATCGCGGCGTGCTTGCTGCTGCGCTGGATCCCGTGGGCGAGACCGAGCGCCGTGAAGTCGCCGAGCTGGGCCATCACCTGCGACGGGCTCTTGATCTTGAGGGCCTTCTTGATGGCTTTCTCCATGCTCTTCGCGATGCGCAGCATGGCGGCCTCGATGGCTTTCTGCTTCTTCTCCAATCCCTTGACCAGGCCCTCGGCGGCTTTGATGCCCGCCCCGTACATGGAGTCGGAGACCGCTGATCCGGCCGCGTTGGCGGACTTCTTCAGCTGGGACTGCATCTGGTTGAGCTGCTTGAGCTGGGAAGCGCTCGCCCCGGACAGTGCGGCAACCGTCGCCCCGCCCTGGTCCACGCCCGCGGAGGCGAGCTGCTCGAGGAGGTCGGCGCTCAGGCCGCGCTTCTTCAGCGCCTGCAGCTGGCTGGAGAACGTGAGGGTCTTCGACAACTGCGCCGACATGTTGTTGACGACGTCGCGGCTGGTGAGGCCGAACCCCTCCTGTGGAGCCTGCGTCACCACCGAGACGTTCTGCATGACGCTGGAGGCGACCGACGCCTTCAGCTGCGCCGCGCTGCTCTTCAGGTCGTCCAGTTTGCTCTTCGCCGACGCCAGCGATGCGGTGACCTTGGTCAGCTGCTTGTCGTAGCCGATGAGGCTGCGGCCGGCCTTGTCGAGCTGCCGCAGCAGCGACGACTCGGTACGCCCGCTGAACGCCTTCTTGATCTCGCTGCGGAATCCGTTCAGCGACGACACCAGGGCGCCGAGGTCCGTCGACGCGGCGAGATCGTGTTCGAAGGGGGTGCGCTGGTATCCCGCCATCCGGCCGAAGCTGCTGATGCCGAAACTCCCGGACAGTTGGCCGCGGGCGTCCTTCTGCGTCTGGGTGAGTTTCCCGCCCTTCGCGAAGGTCGCGAGCTTCATCTTGTCCTGGTTGATGGCCTCCAGCAGCGGCAGGTACTTGCGGGTGGACTCGGCGTTCACCACGAACTCGGTGTTCGACACCCTGCCCAACGCGCCGCTGGCGAACAGCGCCAGGATGCTGTCGCTGGTGCCGTTGCCGGGCCCGCTGAGCAGGCCGGTGGGCGCGATCTGGGCTTCACCTCCGGAGGCGAGGCGCTTCACCGGCAGCCTGGACAGCAGACCGCCTGTCGCACCGACCATGCCGTGGACGGACTTGCCGCCCGAGACGCTGCCCGCGGTGGAGTAGGTGGTCTTGACGTTGTGGTACGTCCAGGTGGTGGCCGTCCTGCCGTTGAGACGCCTCAGCGCGGCTGCGATGTTGTCGATCGAAGAGAGAGCGCCGCCCTTGGTTGTGACCGTGACGCTGCCGTTCGGAAGGCGCTTCACCTTCAGCCCGAACGACTCCAGGATCTGCTCGGCGCCCTTCGACAGGGTCTTCAGCGTCACCGACTTGGCGTTCGGGGTGCGCTTGACCGCCGCGTTGAAGGCGTTCAGCCCGGCCCGGGCGTCCTCCGTGTCCATCTTGAACTTGGCGGTCTTGTTCGGGATCTTCAGGATCTGGTCGGCGAGCTGCTTGGCCTGGCTGGCGGACAGGCCCATGGCCTGCGCATTCCG